ATGGCAGAAAAACTTTGGAGAGTAGAACAATTATCTACAATTGGATGGGCATTAATTGATGAACGTGCTGTAAGATTAACTAAAGCAGCAGCGAAGTTAGTATTAGAGAATGCAATGGGTGAAGGTATTAAACCATCTGATCTAAGAGCAGTACCCGACAAATTGTAATGGGACTTAGTGATTATTATGAAGGATTTGATATTAGTAGTGTAAACAAACGTCTTCCAATCTTTACAACAATTCCAAGAGATTACAAGGATATTAATGACAAGTTATATCCATTAATTGAGGAGTATAGAAATAATCATAGTGAAAACTTAGAGACAAATGTAAGAGCAACATGGAGAAGTGATTGGGAGGTTCATAAGCATGAGCAATTCAATTTCTTTGTTGAATGGATATTAAAGGCATCATCTTTTATATCTGCTTATCATTTAAATACTAACATACAATATGATGTATGTAATATGTGGTTAATGATATATGAGAAGGGTGATTATGCCATACCTCATGACCATTTTCCGAGTACAATGTCAGTTGTATATTATGTGGATGTTGAGAATAACGCTGCCCCAATTACATTTGAGGATGAGTTAGATATACATCCTGAGACAGGTAAGTTAATAATATTCCCTTCAGTTATACAACATAAGGTAAATAAAACTAATACGAAAAGAGTTGTAGTTGGTATGAATTTAAATGCTGGTTTCTGGGACTAAACAATCATGTATGAACCTCAAGTAGATGATTATGTACGTTGGACTAATTCATTAGGACAAGTCCATGAAGGGTGGGTATATTTTAAGGGTGATCCTGTCAACAATTCATTAAGGCGTAAGCAAGGATGGAATGAAGTTTCACAGTATATTACTATAGAAATACACAGTTACCCGAAACCCGACAATGTTTATTCGTCAGGCAAATTTCATAGGCATAGGAATGTTCATTGTTTATTATTATGTAATAGAGAGTGTTGGGGAGAATTAGAATATATTACTAATAGGAGAGACACTCCGAGTGACCGAGACGGTGCAACGCCCGATTCTGTAAGCATGTATAAGAGTCAATCAGGGCGGTATATTGACCCACAATAAATAATAATGTAACGAAATATTAAGGTAATGGAATTTCTTAGAATGTTTGGTATGTTCTTCACAATGACTGCCATAGGTATGGTGATGTTTATGGTAATGATGGAGGCAATATTGTAATGAATAAATTATACTTAGAGTGTAAGAAAATACTTGAAAGTTATTATCCTGAAGGTACACATATTGATGAGTGTAGCAAAGAGTGGGTTGAGAAGGGACATAAAATAAGTGCGGGTATTGTAAAGTATTATTCAGCGTATTTCAGTAAGGAGAAGTAAGATGCCACAAGGGATTACTACACATTGGAAAGTAGATCAATTAGCAGTATTAAAAGACAATGGATTTGTTGAATCTGTTCAGTATAGTGTAACGTGTAATGAGTGGATTACTCTTACACCTTCAAGCGAAATCTTTGGTGGGCATACACATAATCCTGATAAGAGTTTAGATGCTAATCATACACTGCATAGTAATCCATATACTGCACCCGTAGCAGTAGGATCTACTGATGAAATATACAAATCTCAGACATATACAGGTAAGGTAGAGTTTACTTATTCTACACCTGAAATAGCGTATGATGATTTAACTGAAAGTACTGTGATAGGATGGGTGAAAACAGGGTTAGGTACTACTGAAATTAGTAGGATTGAGAGTAGTTTAAGACCTGATATTACACAGTATGGAGTAGATCCTGTAAGGGTTGCTAAGAGTGGAAGCGATTTGCCTTGGGGATAGGGCATTTGGTATAAGTTGATACAGTTTTTAATTAAAATAAGGTTTTAAATACCTTTATAAATATATCTTCGTGTTTTATAAGGATAGTATCCTTGAGTATCTTGTAGTATGTTATTGGTGTTATTATGGAAGTTTATTCGTGTTTTTTGTTGCGTAAATGTCTCATTAATCTCTCAGGGTCTTGTGGACTAAGCGAGCGTACCATGCAGAGCGATTTTTGTCAACCCACAGGGGCGAAATTTTCTCATAAGGACACAGAAAACTCAACTAGATCTTCGTGTTTTATGAACTAGATTTTCGTGTTGACACAACTAGATCTTCGTGCTATAATACAGACATCAACTAGATTAATCTCGACTAGATTCTCATGTATCAACAACTAGATTCGCAACTAGATTTACATCTCGACGAGATATACTATACATCATATAATGACGCATTAGATCTCGACGAGAACTATGCACGTCATGACGCATCATCTAGATATGAGCGTCTAGCATCTAGGCACTATGCATAGGCACATCTAGACATGTGCACATGCTTATTATAGCATGCACACTCATAATACGCCACACATAATGTGACGCTTCGCATATTGGCACAGGGCATACCTATGCCACTTATCTGACTGTCCCTATTATAGCAGATCTCAGAGCAATGGCAACACAGCATGTGACAGTTTGCGAAGTGGCACAAGGGTACTTGACATCCTCATGGCAATAGGCACTATGCCACTTTGTGAACTGGCACATAGGCATTAATATTTGTTACTAAAAATAATTCATCGCAGCATCGGTGGCGAAGATTTTCATCATCAGTGCTACCCCGCACCTCCTCTTGTTGTACTCTTATTATAATTCCTCATCACATAAAATCTACCCATCTTGTGCCACTTTTTTAACTGGCACATTCTTTATGGCATGATCTGGAAATATGGGCAATAATAGGGCATACCCAAACGAATCATTCAAATGATTTTTCACTTTGAAGAAACTGCCGCCAAAAATGCCTATTCACTACAGGCACAGTACCACCCAAATCTTGATTATATCACGCTAAGGGAGGTTAATGAAGGGGGCGATCCAATGGAAGATTGGGTTGATTATGATCCAAGATGCGGAGCATCTGATGATGAAGAAACCTTCAACTGTGATGAGATTTTACAAACGATGAGAAACATTTACGCTCAACAGGATGCCAACTGGTAAACTGGCACACCCTTGCCCCATTTTCTGGGGTGAGGGTTTATTATTATTACATACACAAAAATCATTTCAAAATGATCGCTTCTGAATTACTTGGTAGGCATTTCTGGATTACACCTGATGGAGATTTTGCCAGTTGCCCCACTTTCATAGATGGGAACCCTGATACCTCAAACATTGATTACCTTGAAGAGTGGCAAGGTGATGATCTCAAAATAGAGGAATTAAATGAGATCGTGAAAATCTATCAACGCCTTATGTACCGTAAGGAATTTAACGTGGGCGGTTGGGGTTTACCCGATTGGGCAACAAACTTCATCTTTAATTAAGATTTGAGGGGGTTACAACGCCCCCTTCCATGCTACAATTAACTTAAGTTCAACTTCAAAGCAATGAACAAAACACTTCAAATCACCTCTGAAGAGCAAGCAATCCTTACAGAGTTGTTTTCAGAAACCGCAGCATTGGATGCCCCTATTTCTGATACACCCGAATTCGATGCCCTTTGGGATAAGATATGCCAGTTATAATACTGGCACACAAAAAGTGGCAACTGCTTTCTCAGTTGCTAATATTAATTTAACAGGTACAAACCCATGAATCTTGATCCCTCTCTTTTTGATCTCTCTTCTGATGATGCTATTCAAGCACTTATGGAAGATGCGATTAATGATAATTTAACCAGAGAGCAAACCGATCACTTGGATGAGTACCTGAACTCAACAACGGATTTTTAAATGAAACCAATCACCCTTAAAAGCACAAAGGCACAAATCTTTGATGCGTTTCAAAATGTTAAGGATGTAAGAGAGGAGCGTAACGCCCTTGCTATCCTTAGTATAATTCTTTTTACCACCACATGTTTATTTTAAAAGGATCTCCAATGATTACTCTTTCCCAAGAAATTTACGATGCCCTTTGCTCCGATCCTCTATATGATGAGATCGAAATGGTTGAAGAGGTAAAAGTTCAACCCCGAAGAAGAACTTCTATTCTAAATGATTTCTAAAGATTTGCCAACCGCAAATCTGCTATAATAAACACAAGCAAACAAATTTCATTCAAATGAAACTACGCATCCTCGGTTCCAACCAAACTCAAGTAACTTTCGCTGATGGCACACAGGTTTTCTTCTCTTATAACACTCCTGTTGCTTGCCAAACTCGCTCTTACGATTATTTTCGTACCTCAACAAAATGGAGTGCTACCACAACCCGCCACATCAACAAGTGGTTTGATGGCGTAATAGGAAAAGAGCAACCCCAAGAGTATTTTGATTCTATATGTGCCAATCTTTAAACTGGCACAAACCCCCTTCACAGGGGGTTTTTTATTCCTTATAATAAAAGAGTAAACAAACGAATCATTCAAATGAGCGTATTACAGAACGAAGCACTATTAGAGCAATGCTTTGAGGAGGCATGGGAAAACTTCCGTGTTCATAATAAGTTAACCCCTGAGATGATGGAAGAATTATGTTCGTTCTCAGTTGGTACGGTTCAGCACATAGAAAGAACCGCACGGAAAATGTTTGAAGATCTTTCATAATCTTTTAACATTTCCCCCCTTCTCACTGCCCCTTTATTTGCTATACTAATAGTATGAAAAACAAAACACTCATCACTGGAAACGGTTACTACTGCTCACCAAATATGGTTCAATTCTGCGAACACATGGTAGCAAAGGAAATGATCCAAGCACGGATCGATCACGAAGTGCGTATGGGTTTACGCCCCGCCCCTTCTAACTTCGGTACTTGGAACGTATCAGATAGGCACTAAGTGCCAATCCGCAAACTGGCACACGATTCCCCTATTCGTTCGTGTGCTGGTTTATTATACTTGTATACCAAACAAATTCGTTATGAACACAACTCCATTCGGTTTAACAGTTCCTACCACTGAGGTAGAAATCAACGGCAGAATTTGGAAGGTAACACGCTTAAGAACCGCACACGGTGCGAAGCGTAATAAGTGGGTTAACCAAATTAAGGGTGGCAGCACCAGAGTACGCTGTGCCTCTAATAACGGGATCACCTCTAACACAGTTGCTACTGCCTTGGGTGATGTGCGGTGATCCGCACCCCTTATGGGTTCGTGTATTGGCAGTGCCCCCGTGTGGGCGTTGCCGCCCCCCGCCCCCGTTGAAAAACGACTAACTACCCTAACCTACAAAGTGTTACGGAAGCGAGAACAATACTTCAATCAATATCAAATTTTTTTTCGCTGTTAAAAAATCCCCACAGGGTTGACTTGCTAATAATTCAGAAATGATATATAATGGAAAATCATAATCCACAGAATGCAAAAAAATAATCCTGATGAAAAACGCCCCATAGAGATTGATACAGTATCTGGTGAGTATTATGTAAGAATACCTGAATGGATCGTTAATGATCAGGGTTGGTTTGAAGATACAGAATTGAAGTTTAAAACAGATGGCGATGAACTCATTATCACAGAAGGTTAGTACGTATCACATCTATCTAAGAGGAGAGTGTCTCTTCAAGGATCTTGATGAATATGAGTTTAAGTTAATATGGGGAAGGATATATCAGTCATACTTTAAAGATGAACTAACATATGAAGAGATTGTACTTAATGATAAAGAGATAACAGAGGATGCTAGTTACTGATAACACTACCATATAATTTAAGTTGACTAAACCTACATATACTGATATAATATTGATATAACATTACGTAGGTTATGGCAAAAGGATTTACAGTTAAAGCGAAATCCCCAGTGGTACAAAAAGAACCAGAGTGGGATTTTGATAAAGCAAGAGAACTTATTAAAGGTAAGACAGTAGTATTCTGTTTACCTGGTCGTGGAGTCTCATATACATTTTTAAAGAGTTTTGTACAGCTATGCTTTGATCTGGTACAGAATGGAGCAAGTATCCAAATCTCACAGGATTACTCATCAATGGTCAACTTTGCCCGTTGTAAGTGTCTAGGAGCAAATGTTCTCAGAGGACCTGATCAAAAACCTTGGGACGGTAAGTTACAGTATGATTATCAGTTATGGATTGATAGTGATATTGTATTCAACACTGAGAAGTTTTGGCAGATCGTTCTAATGGATAAGGATCTTGCTGCTGGTTGGTATGCTACAGAAGACGGCAAAACCACCTCGGTAGCACACTGGCTTGAAGAAGATGATTTCAGAACTAATGGTGGTGTAATGAATCACGAAACCATCGAAAGCATCTCGAAAAGAAAGAAACCATTTACTGTTGATTATACAGGATTTGGATGGTTACTTATTAAGAATGGTGTATTTGAACATGAAGAGATGAAGTATCCTTGGTTCGCTCCTAAGATGCAAGTCTTTGAAAGTGGCGAAGTACAGGATATGTGTGGCGAGGACGTTTCGTTCTGCCTAGATGCGAAGGAGGCAGGTTTCGAGATCTGGTGTGATCCTCGTGTTCGTGTAGGTCATGAGAAGACTAGGGTAATCTAATGACACGTTATAATATTCTTATTGACGGTAAGGTTGTTTACGAGAATCTCTCTCAAGACGAGTATTTTAACACTATAGAGGATTTGGCACAGGACTATTATATTGATAGTTCTTCCCCGAATCCTTCTAATATCAAAACTGAATTTATTGAGGATTAATTATGGCTAAATCAGTCTCATGGAATAGTGATACTTTTATAGAATCAAAACCGAAAAAGTCTCGACAGGGAAGAGGGAAGCACTCGAAATACTCCGCAACCAGCCGTAACTCGGCTCGTAAAAGATATAGAGGGCAAGGACGTTGAGTCAACCCGAATTAACTAGTTTTACTGATCACGGCAACTTTATCTCCGAATATCAATCTAATATTGATGGGGATAAATTTGTCGATTTTTATGAACGTATGGCGGCTGCTGGTGCTGGATTAGTTACACCACGCAGCACAGGTGCTGTAAAGAACGAACAACTGTTCCTTACACAACTATTACAGCATGAAGAACAGAATGGTTATAACGCTACATTACCATTAGCAAGGGATTGGAATCATATTGTAATGAGTTGTCTTCATCATTACACAGAACAGTACGAAATACTGAAAGATACACCATTTGAGTACAAATATTCTAAATTACAGAAGACTCGCCCTACACAGGGATATCATTCATGGCATCATGATGCTTGTGCCCCTGATACTTATCGTAAAATGGTCGTTATTATCTACCTAAACGATGGTTATGGTGGTGGAGAAACTGAATTTTTATATCAAAGTCTTAGAATTGAACCCAAAATGGGTAAAGTTATTATATTTCCAGCAGGATGGACGCATACACACCGTGGAAACCCTCCTTTACATGGTAATAAGTACATATTAAATGGTTGGATTGAAGAATTTCCGCAAAATTCTTATAATATGATGCCCAGATAAGAAAAATTTAAAAATAGGTATAAATAAAGGGAGGAAATACTACAAATTCTCCTGTCGATGTCGATTAAGCGTAAATCTAGAGCATTTAAAGACATTAGTTTGTCTTTTAAACCACATCCTATAACTGGTGACATGCCAGTTTTGATAAATGAACGTGCAATCGTTAGATCAGTCAGAAATTTAGTAGAAACTATCCCAACTGAAAGGTTTTTTGAACCATTAATTGGTACAGATATTCGTGGAATGTTGTTTGAAAACTATACTAAACTAACTTCCTATGTAATTGAAGACCAAATTAAGATTTCTATCAATAATTATGAACCAAGGGTCGCCAATGTCAAGACAAATGTCTTAGGTAGACCAGATAGTAATGCTTTTGAGGTGACAGTTTTCTTTGATATTGTTGGTTTGGATAGACCAAGACAAAATTTCACCTTTTTATTAGAACCTACCAGGTAAAATAATGCCAGTTACGCAGTTTAACACTCTAGATTTTGACCAAATTAAGTCTCAATTGAAGGATTATCTTGCTTCAAATTCAAATTTTACTGATTTTGACTTTGAAGGATCTAATTTTTCAGTTTTAATTGAT